ATAGACGGAACCACGAGCGCCTGTAGCGATAACGGACTTGTTCGGTTTACGCTCCGTCGGGTTGTACGCCGGGATACTAAGGTACGCGCCTGAACAATGAAACCCATGCCCTGTTTCGATTAAATAGTAGTCGCACTGCTGGCCGCTTGGTGAACTAGCCCAGAGCCCATTATTAGAAATCGTCCCACCTATCCACTGGCACCAGTCAATATGCAGGCGAACGCAACAATACCGCGCGGTACTGACATACATATTGTTGAATGTACAACCGTAGAAATTGCCTATTTTCTCGGGGAGGACAGTGGATTTGTACGGGATTATGTCGCTGGACATTACGCCATCCTCGTCAATTCGACACTGCATCCCGACGAGATTTACGCGGAACCCCTCGATCCTGGTATCCGCGAATGCGCAATACCACGGATTCAGGGCAAGAATACCGATACCAGCAGTACACTCTGCATCAAGCGTCCCCGGGAAATGGTCGCCAATAATTTTACCGCCATGAGTTTTCGTAAACCCTAAACTGACAGACTCCCAGTACAGTTTTTCCCCCAGAGCCAGATATACATCCTCAATATCCTCTATCGCGTGCTCAAATCCGTTGAGATATTTTCCCGTAACTTGGAATTTTCTGGATGCACTCGCCCTGACATAAATTGTTGAGTTACCGAGGTTGTACTCAACATTAGAACGTAATTTCGCAGCCTCCTTGCCAATTCTCCAGATACCGGACGATATGTTAAATGTGATATTGGCGTAGGTGGTTTGCGTGTTTATGTTATTACCGGTCTGCATCCACAGTGGCATTGAGCTAATAATGCCGTTAATGGCCTGGCCTAAACAAACAAAATCGTCAGTATCGAGCTGGGTCTCATCAAAATCAGCGGCCTCTTTCGCCCCGTTCGCTTTTGGGCTAATGATACCCATACCAACTCCGACCTGAAGCTGATATTCAATACCATTTGCGTTATATATTTTTGCCTCGGTGATGACGTGGGTTCCTGCGCGAGACAGATCTATGACGCCAGTAGTAATCCATGTGCCCTCTCCCCCGTCATTAGCTGAATAAAACCCACGCACCCGAATAGAGCTGTAATCTGCTGTCATATTAAAAATTGATACAGCAGAGGGAAGCCACTGTCCGAACTGGTACTGGACCTGTTGACGGATATCATTGTCACCAATAGCAACCATATTTTGAGAATCAATTGCCCAACTCTCAGCAGTAGTCCCGGTTGTCGTGAATCCAAGAGGCGTGCTGGCAGCGAGTCGATATGCTACGCCATTATAGACTGTCACCTGACTACGATTAGTAAACGTTACGGGACCATCAATATAGTCAGCCAGCCATGAATAGCCAGAGGATGCCAGCAGATCGTTAAACTCACCCCTTTGCCCCGTAATTTGAGCGGTGAATTGATCGTGCTGTGAACCAATCTGGTTGTTGAATAATTGTCCCTGCGATTCAAGCATCGCAACAAACTGACTTTGTTGGCTGTTAATCTGTGTGACAAATGCCGACTCCATTCCGAAGAAGGAGGGGCGCGTTTTGCCCAGACGATCGATCCAGATTAAGGCGGTCAGGCTGTTAAGTGCAAAGTCGAGATTCTCAGCGTTATCAAACAAATCTTTTACAGCCGCCGAACCCAGCGGATTGCCGGTTTTATATGTGCTCATAGTCGCCCTATAACAAAAAAACCCGCCGAAGCGGGTTGTTGAGAGTTATTTCTGTTTTATGCAATGTCGCCGGGATAACTGGCGTTGTCGTAGTCGTAGAAGGATGCGCGGTACTCTTTGGCGGTAACCTGACACGTCCCGTCTGATTGTGGGGCAATCTCCTCAACAATGGCGTCATAGACATGACGCGTTGAGCCGCAGAACACCAGGCGGACTGGCTCAATGGCTGGTGAAGTCTGGTCAATCTTCAATGTGTCATCAAAATCACTCAGATGGGGAACGGACAACTGATAATCCCCCACTCTACTCGCCACCATCAGACCGGATGCAGAGCCATCCTGATAGCGGATCAGCGCACGGGGGTTTTCGAAAGACCAGTCCAGCGGCTCCGTAACGGTGAAGGTTGTCACCCCACCAGCCGTTGTCATCGCCTCCACCAGACAGGAAATCGTGTTGTTCCCCGGAATATCATCCGTGAGCACGATGCGATCACCCAGGTTGTAGCACAGCGCGTCCAGCTCGGTGGTGGTCTGGAACGTCACCCGCTGCTGCAGGTATTTCATCAGGCGCCGCATGCCGATCTGGTAGGCGTGATCCTGAGAAAGTACCCCATCGAGTTTGTAGTTCTCGATTTTCACCGGTGTGGGATTATCGGGTGTCCGACATTTAACAGTCTCCTCCGCCCAGGTGACGCCGTTGATGTACGTCACGTCGACACCATCAAAATCATCGTCGGACGGCACGGTAAATCCGCTCTGCAGCTCCTCCACCATCTCATGCGGCGTTATGATCCCCGTCCAGGGCTTAATCCCCTCGCGGTTGACCGTCGCCAGGCCATTGCTTAACAGGAAACGGGATTTCCCGGCACTGGCTATCATCTGCAGCATTTCCAGAGCCGAGATACTGTCGCCGGTGGCGAAATCGAAATTTTCGCCCCGTGGCGTCCAGTACGCGGACTCCAGCGCGTTGATGGTATCGACGTCCATCTCCAGCCCCAGCGAGCTCCCGACATGCAGCAGCGCCCCCGAAATGGTTCTGGCCGTTCCTGAGTCATAGGACCGCGTTGCCACAACGTTTACGCGGCGGTCTGACTGCGCCGCCAGCTTCCCGCCCGTCTCAACGGTCACCGCCATCAGCGACACATCGGGATAGGATGAAGGGCGCGTCAGCAGTCGCCCGCGCAGTGCCTGCCAGTACATCGAATCCCTGGCGTTGTTTGAGCCCTGCTCATTGCGCCGACGGCATCGAACCTCTACAAGTCCCGGAGAACTGAGCGTGATCCGCTCAGTGAAACCTAACCCGTTGATGTTTTTCAGCGCGTACTCGCCCTGGTGACTCACCCACCCCGATCCGGAACCGTAGACGCGATACTGTATCTCCCACTCAACGTGGCGAATCCGTTTTTTGCCCTTACTGTCAAAGCCGCAGATACCGTTCGGGAAAGAGAAATTCACCTCGAACATATCGACGGTCTCATTTTCAGGGCAAACCAGGAACGGCCCCAGCCAGCTCAGCGTGTCGTTAAGACCAGTGGCCTCATAGTCGATCATCGTCCTGGCGGTGAATCCCGGCCACGACTCATCAACGGACCCATTAACCAGGCGCGCCACTGTTGCCGTTGTGCCGTCGGCAGAGACGATCTGGTACTCATTCCCGCGGTGAGCAAGTGAAAGCCGTTGTACCCCCTCCGGCATGCCGGAGAAAGCCGTTCCCGTAGTGCTGTTATACGCAAGCGTCACGTTTGCCGTTACCGCCGGGCTGCCGCCGGTTGATGCCGTACCGGAGGTGTAAACCGGGGCATCACCGAAAACGGCTGCAGGCAGCGAGGAAGATGTGATTGCCCCACCCACGTAAGGACTGGCCGCCTCGGTTATCAGTACGGTACCGCCGTTGTCCCGCGCGACCAGGCCGGAGCCGGTGAGCCCCTCAGTGATAGCCGCCAGCAGTCCCGACATCGAGATGTAGTTCGCTACCAGCGACACCGTATAGGTGGTGCCCTGCCATGTGATCATGAACGTACTGGAGCTGGTCGAAAAATCGTAGGTGACGGGAGCCGCACTGGCCTGAATTTTTGCTGGACTGCCACCCTCGCCAGGCACCGCCTCCTGACCCGGGGTATAGGACGCAATGACGAGGTCGTAATCGACACTGTTGAAACTCAGCGTCACCGGCATACCCGCTACGGGAGCAAGTTCGGTAAGCAACGAGCTGGCAAAAACACTGTAACCAGAAGAGGTGGAGATCAGATAATTTGTCGGCGCCTTAATTTCTACTATGGCCCCCGTTACCCAGCTGTCCGGGAGAGAATTATCATCCTCGTCGTCATCGTCAGCATCATCCGTATCAAGACCTGTAAAGGTTACGGATGCACCAGAAACCGTCATACTGTCAGCGATAATATCGTCGGAATCAGGCGAGGTCTGGGCCATGTCCAGCCCTGTTCCGCTTGATGTTCCACCAACCTCTGTCGAGTTGAACCAGTTCTCGCTGCGCTCATCGCCGGAAACATCCGCGCCGGGCGGAAAATAGGTGATGCTGAATCCCGGCAGCGTTGAAGCTGGCGTACTGCCAACCCGGATATCACCATTGGTATAAATCAGTTCACCGACACCGAGACACAGCAGCATCTGAACGCGCATTTTCGTAGGATCAGCAGCGTCGAACCGGGTCACAGGCTGGACCACATAATCAGGGTAGATACGCACCCGGCCAAACACCTCGCGAATCGGATCACCCAGCTTTGCGGTATTTGCCTTCGCCGGGTTCAGGTCGAGACTGCGCCCTGTGGATGAGGTATAGCCCCCCGTATCGAAACTGCTCATCATAAAAAGCGAATAAGCTGCTGCAGCAACGGAGATGCCGACACCTATCCACGCGATGGTGGCGGCCTCCAGCCCGAAGGGCACCGGATAAAGCCGGACATCACTTTCAGGGTGGATCACGCAAGTAGCCCACTCGCCTGGCGGAATGGACAGACCGTCAACCTCAATGGTTAACGGCGGTACATCCCGATCCTCGTAACCTTCAACATTCACCGCCAGCCAGTTTCGAAGGCTGGTTACGCCATGCTCATGCGTTTCGAGAGGTTCACCGGGAAGCCGGGACGGGTAAAAACGAATGGTCATTGCCAGAACTCCACTTTGACAAATCGCCGCTTAAACCGCGCTAACGGAAGAAACGTTACGTTAGAGCCTGGATTGCATTCCGCCACATGCAGCAGGCCATCAATACTGACGACAATCCCCACATGGGTGACGGCTGAGCCGGAATAGCAAGCTACGCCAGCCCCTTCGCAGGGGTCGCAGCGCTCCAGGGTAAGCATCATTTGACGCGCCTCCCGGTCGAGGCCGCCGTCGTCTTTCGTGACCCCGGCAAAATCAGGCCAGAGAGGCAAGCCCAAATCGCGGCGTATCTCGTTCACAATGCCAAAGCAGTCGAGATCCGGCCATGAGCGCCCGCCCTTCAGCCAGGTGACTGAAAGGTATTTATCAGGGTTAAACATGATGGATTCCTTAGCTGATATAACGTAGTCCGGGGAAGACAGGGAGCGTGTAGCGGTAACGCGGCCAGGCCATATCGAGGACATTCATATAGCCCGCAGTGATCTGAACCTCTGTTGCCGTCCAGTAACCCGACTTGATTTTCAGCGTATACGGTACCGCCGCAGGCGCGGCTAAATCCGTGGAGATAAAACTGCGGTATGTCAGCGATGCAGACAACCTGTTAGCCAGGGCATTGCGGATCGTCGTGGACACAACACCATCAACATTGCACAGGGCGAATTTCAAATCTTGGGTACCGTCCGCGTTGCGCGCCGGCAGCGCAATGTCAATCGCACAGGCGGTAAACGTTACGGTATCGCCACTCTCTGTCGTCGCCGTAATATCCTCGTACCCCTGGCACAGGTAGTGAACATCTGAGCCAACGGTGATCTGCAGTGTTTCAATGATCACCTCCGGCCCGCTGCTGGCATAGAGCCTGTTAAGTCTTGTCATGCTTCAGGCCACTCCCTGTTAACGGCAAGATCAAGAATATCGCTGTTCACAATGAAGTCAGGGAACTCGGCCCAGCCAGGCGGAAGGATTGGACGCTCCCATAATTCCAGCGTTGCACTATATCGCCAGTATTTACCGCCCTCTGGTGTCGGTCCCTCGTATATATCGACAAACCTACAGACATAATCTTGCGCACCTAAAGGGGTAAGGAGCGGCATGTTGAACCAGTCAGCCCCATCGGTAATGATGTCTCGGTACCAGGCTTCGAAAAGCTGTGCCTGACCATCAGTAAAGATCCATGAAACTGGCGTTTGAGTAGGAACCGAAGTATAAGCTCGCCTTTGTCGCCGCCTGCCGGTAACCATCGCTGTACTTTTTAGCGGAGAAGTCGCTTTAAGACCAAAGTTCTCCTTCAATGGGCAAGGGAGATAATCCTTCGGGTAATTGAGATTAGTTGAAATTGCCATCAGCTAATTTTCCTCCCCGAGGTAGTTTTCCCCATCAGAGCTCTATGTAAATCACCCTGCCCGGTAGCAATAGACTGAACCGCTTTTTGATACCCCATCTGAGCCCCATCGGATGCAGCTTTCTTCATCATGGCGATTTGAGCATCAGAGGGATCGCCGTTGACATAGAAACTCATACTCGGCGCATAGGTTGCCCCCCCTGTTGACTGGTTTGCTACTCGATCCAGAGTGGCATCAAGTTTTGCGCTGGTTTTAGCAGTCGTAACGCGCTCACCTTTCTGCAGGAGCCAGGTTCCTGTTTCTGGTACAGAGTCGATACCGTCGTGAGCCTGGCCCTGCAGGGCTGTACCGACTCCTATCGCCAGCACTCCAGCCGCCGCAGTTGCGGCTATTGCTGCCGGTCCTGCTATTTCGGGGCCTACAAACGGCACGCCGATCATTGCTGTAAAGGCCTGCAGACCCGCCATTGCAACTTGGGCAGCAGCATAAGAAAGAAGTGTGCTACCAACAGATTGCAGAAACGTCGCAGCAAAATCTTTAACATTTAACTTTCCGGTTTCTGCCCAGTTAATAATCATATCCGTTAAGGTGCTAAATGCCTGTGCACCAACCTGTTGCATGTTGGTGTATAAATCCATTGATGCTTCTATTTGCGTTGCTAGTCCGGATATAAAACCAGCAGCACCATCATTTTGCAACTCATCCTGCTTTTTATAATATTCCTCCTGTATCTTAAGTCTCTCATCAAGAGAATTCTGTAATGCTTCTTTCTTTTTATCGTAAAGACTTTGGTCTATATCTCCAGATTGGAGCTGATTTAATAGGTCATCCTGTCGAGAAGAAAAGTCCTGCTGTATATCATTATTATCCTGCATGCGTGAACGCTCACGGCTTCCAGAATAACGGCCAACAATTTGATTATCAAATCCCTGTCGTACTAACTTATTCTGCTTTTCTAAACCGGAAACATATTCAGCAACCCTGGCATTTTCCTGATTAAGCCTAAGCTCTTCCTTTTTAGAATCCAGGACTTTTGCAGCAGTTCGAATCTGCTCTTTTTGAGCTTCTGACAATTTTTTAAGATTGCCACTGGTAATATCAAAATTAATTTTTTCGAGTTCTGTAACCTCAGCTGTTTTTTTACCAGTAGTTTCAATGAGAGCAGCTTGTTTTTGTAGATCAAGCAATCTGCTGTTAAAAGCATTTTCTGTTTTACTTGTTGGTGTTTTAACAGGTTTTCCGTTCGTACCACCAGGAGGTAAAGAAAATGGGTTGTCCGTTCCCACAGTGGCTACCTGAAGGGGTAGCACCGATTTGCTAGCTTTAGAAAATTTATCTCTAGTTTCTATAAGGGATTGCAGTTCATCGTTTAGTGCTTTAGCGCTGTCATCTACCCCTGTAATCCAACCAAACATTGACTCACTTTGAGAGTAGAAACCTTTTTTCCCTTCAAGGATTTTTTGCAGATATTCAATACGTTCATTAACTTGGTCTATATTTGTTAGGTCGATCTTACCACTAAGCGCCGCAAAACGGTTTCCTGTGCTGGCTGCTAGTTGGCCCGCTCCTGCAGCTGCTTTTACAAGCCATCCAGCAAGTTGAGCGACTTCCGATACAAGATCAGAAATACCTTGAAGAACCAAGGGGTCAGTCAGTACGTCATGAAGCTTATCAAGTGAGCCCTGCAAAGGAGTTAGATCAACTTTTGCCAATCCGGCTGCAATCTCAATTTTGAGCCCTGCAACCTGAGCCTCCATATCTTCAAAAAGTTGGTTAACCTTTACTAAATCATCAATAGAGGATGGATCAGGAGCAACACCATAATCTTTAGCAAGGTCAATAAACTGTTTGAGTTTTTGGTTATTGTTATCAAACAAAGGAAGCAATTTTGAAAGGTCGTTACCCAAACTTTCAAGAATGGTGGTCTTCTCGGCATTAGTACTAATTTTCCCCAAAGATTCACCGATAGCGAGCAATTGTTTATCTGGACTGACTTTTGATAGTTTTTCCGCAGATAATCCAAGAGCGTTGAGCGCATCAACAGCTTCACCTGATTTATTTAATACCGCTTCACCAATTTTATCACCAATATCCTTGAAGATATCAGCCATTTGGTCACCGGAGACACCAGCCTTTTCAGCTGCAAACTGCCAAGCAAGTAGTTCCTGGGTAGATAATTGTAATGATTTAGCCCAGCGGTCAGTTTCTGCTATTTGCCTAGATGTGGATTTCAGTAATTGAAAGCCGGATGCGCCAACAGCCAACCCAGCTGCAATAGCTGCTGCCCCTATACCTGCTAGTGCAGCACTGGATTTTGCCACATCATCTTGTACCTGCTTGCTCCACTTGGCTGATGCACGCTCAGCTTTATCCATCCCTGAAACAAATCCACCAACTTTTGCAACCAAGTCGATAGTCAGAGTTCCCAGTGACTTGCCAGCCATAAATTCTCCAAGTGAAAAAAAGCCCGCTTTTAGCGGGCGTTATTTTAACAATTGTCCTTTAACCTCCTTTTAAGGGTAGATTTAAAATCTTTCCTTAGTGATTCAGGGAGACCTTGTTCTAACCTATCGATTAAAGGCATATTCATGAAAAGGATATCATTAACACTACTTGAACCATGTTTTTTTAAAAACATCATTGCAAGATTGTCTACAGCCAAGATATTAAGGCATGGTTCACCATCTTTCAAAGAAACAAAGTCATATGATGATAAAGATTCTATTTTAGTGAAATCTACTTCTTGTAATGACTTCTTTCTTCCTGAGAAAGAAATGAAGATACCAGCAAGAAAAAGAACAACCGCAACTAATAAATAGTTTTGCTGTTGAGCCATTAGCCCAATATTATTAACTCTTGTACCATCGCCAACCTCAACACTCACATCCATAAAGAACAATGAGTACACCGCGAGAATTATACCTGCCAGCGATAACAGCTGCCCTGAACTCTTCATATCATTCCCTCGTGATAATAGTTACCAAAAGGGTAGCAGGATTTTTTTAAAGGCAAAAACAATAATTAGTTCCAGGCTTTCATGGCCTCTTCCAGAGATAATGGCGCTTCGTTGATGTGCGGTGCAAAGTCACTTACCTTGAACGGCGGCGTGTTCTTTGCCTTATTGATGTTAGCCAAGACAGAAGCCACCAGCGAAGCCCCCCACTCGGTACGCATCATGATATTGAGCGGTCCGTACTTCTCACGGTACTTGAGCCAAACCAGAAATTCCCTGCGACTCATCCGCTCCTGAGCCTCTGCGATGGTGCGGCCGCCGATGCCGTTCATCACCAGTTCGCACCAGAATTCATCCTCGCCGGTTAGCTCGTAGTCTTTCCCAGTTCATTTACATCATGAATTGCAGCCAGCAGGGCCATAACGATTGGGCCGTCCAACGCCCCACGCTCCGGGGTAGCAGTTCCAAGAATGTCAGCCGCGGTAAACACTGGGGCTCCGTCCTGATCGCAAATATGCGCCGCAATGCGCTCAGCAATCGGGTCCGATTTCCCGTTGTACGCCAGCAGTTCAGCTTTAGTGGTGTGGTAGCCCATCGGGCGCACATAGACGGTTGCGATATGCTCTTTCCCGTCACGGCCTTTCCACTTAATTTCTTTTTCCACGGGACGCCCGGTAAAAGCACCGGTTTCTTTTAACGTATCGAGAGTAAGTTGCATTTCAGCTCCTGAATAGAAAAGCCCGGATAACCGGGCATATTAATTACGCTGCGGCCTTGGGCACCCATACGGAAGAGCCAGACCGCTGGATCGTGGCGGAGGTCGTCACAACAGCGTTACCCTGGAAATCAAACGGGAAATCGGAAACGTAACCCTGGAAAATGAACCAGGTGCGATCCGATGGCAGTACCAGGCCATCAACAGTATCCTCAGCGCCAGAAGCGGCGGCTGTCGGGACACTGGTTCCATCTGACCAGCCAACCGCAAAAGTTAACGGCGTCTGGTCATTCGCTTCAGCGAGGCCATGCAACATAATGTGGCTGGCGTTCGTCGGATCAGCGTTAAGCCCGACGGTTGCGGCCGCAGGCGTTTTAAGCCCCTTTTTGTAGGTTCTGGAATCCCGCTCACTCAGACAGGTATCTTCAATCTGATCGGCAGGGTTCCCTCCGGGGTTGAAACTGGTGATGCATTCAACCTCGCTGACCACGCCAGACTTGAGCACAAAAAACTGCGTGCCTTGCGTTAATACAGACATGTTTTGTCTCCATAAAAGAAAAACCCGCACAAGGCGGGTCAGTTTTGGGTTGTTGGTTATCTGGTCGTTATCCAGTCAACATCGAAGGAATAGCGGTATCGCATTGTTTCAGGATCGCGGCTTTGTTCACCCCATCGGGTGATATAGGCCTTGCCCTCAATTGCGTCGCGTAAAGCACGGGCTGCAGCGATCACGTCGGTGTCAGTATCGCCATAGACATCAACCTGCAGAGAATAGCGATCCGCATCTGGCCGCTGGTTCAGAAAATTTTCAGGTGAGCCGCCTATGTTTTGCCAGACTGCATAGGGATAAACGATATTATCGTCCTGCATACCGAACGGATAAAGCCGCACGGGATTAGAACCTAACAAATCCATGACTGCCTGGCTGGCTGCGCAAACTGCAAATATTGGAGCAATCATACCGGAGTTCCTTTTTTAGCCGCCCGTCGCACAGCCCGATCAATGGACTTTTCCAGCTCCGCTGCGAAAGTATTTATTACGTCGGTATCAACACCATTGATCGCCGGCCGCAAAACAGGCTTTGCTGCTGCGTGCTCTGTGCCGAACTCCAGGAATCGCCAGTACCAGGTATCCCCGCCGGGATTACCTTTATCTCCGGCAGTGTTAAAACTTTTACCCGCCCTGCCTTTTCGGACGTTGGCCTTTGTATTGGCGTATTGCCTGGCGCCGCCCATCACCCCGACACGAAACGTTGGATCGCCGGTTCTGCGAAATGCCTTGCTGCTGAAACTGACCACAATGTTTTTGTAGATAGCCTCTTTGGTGAGAGGATCATCAACCCGCGCGGCATTATTGCGCGCTCTGTCCCTGATGACGTTTGCCGCTTTACGCAGCGCTGCACGACCGGATTTATCGCGAGTGACCTGTGAGACGGCATCCAGTTTCCCCAGGACGGAATCGAGGCCGGTCAGGTTTACTTCTACGCCATCAGCCATCGTTAGCCCCCTCTGAACATGGCAGTGTCAGGTATTCCCTGCCGCTCCGGGGGTCAGGTAAAACGCACTCAATGTTGTAGATGCGTCCACGAAACAGGATCCGATGTTTGCGGGTGACGCCCTCACGGTAACGAATCGTTATCCGGGTGGTAACTTCGCCCTGAGAGGCCTGGGCGGCGATAAACTCACGTGCGGATAAAGGTGCGACTTCGGCCCAAATGGTTGCAACATCGCGCCAGGTATTAATCACGGCTCCCGTTGTCGGGTTCTGTTCTTTGACCGGTTCCTGCAGGGTGATCCTGTGACGCAATTTTCCGGCCTGCATATCACCCCCTGGGTTTCCCGCTCAGATAGGTTTGCTGCTCTGGCGCCTCATCGAGATCGCCGGCAAGCGACTGGATAATCACATCGGACAGGGCGACGTTAGACTCAGCCAGGCTGTTTATCGCTTCCGTCTGCTCTCGCTGTGCTACTGTTTGTTCTCTCAGCGCTGCTATCAGCGCGTTTACCAGTTGCTCGTTCATAGGCTATTTTCGTCCACTTTTTTACCCATTCGCGCCGCTTCGCGCACCCGGAACAGGCCATCATTACACCCCGTAAATTCGATATGGCTGAAGCAATGCCTCAACGGCGAAAGGAACTTCTGCCACAGTCTGGCCAACGGAAACCGTTTCGCGATTTGCATACCAGTGACCAATAAGCAGCAGCATTGCCGCCTTCACATCACCACCAGGCAGAATTGAATCTGCATCTTCTGCGTAGCCAGGGCTTTCTTCCGACTCATACAACTTTCGCCGGGTCCAGGTCTCGACATATCGCGCTGCCGCGCCCGTATATAAATTCAGCAGAGCATCATCGCCGGTAAAATCGGAATCAACGCGACAGTGCTCTTTAACAATTCCGATATCTAACATTGCCATTCCTTCACTATGAAAAAGCGGCCCGAAGGCCGCCGTAATTATCAGCTGCCTGCGCCGGTGCTGAATGATCCGTACACGAACGCTTCAGGACGTTTAACAGCCAGCGCCAGACGTTCTTCGCAACGAATTGTGATCATGTTTTTCTCGAAGTCGTCGGCGTTCTCCGTGGAGATAACCACGTTAGCATCTTCGCGGTCGAAGATTTGCGCGCCAGCATTAAATGCACCGGTCAGGAATTTCCCCTGGAAGGCTGCTGCTTCCGTAGCAACAACCGGCAACCCCCACAGAGTGGGACCAGTCAGCGCCGCAGGGTTAGCCAGAATGTAGCGTCCAAGGCTGTCTTTGGTCAGTTCGATCCGCGCCCAGTCAATGAAGTGAAGGACGTGACCAGATGCCGGGAAACGCGCCAACTGTGCCTGCAGCATTGCCAGACGTAGATCGTCAATACCGCTCTGCTGCTCAACAGTGAATGCAGGGTTAAACGCTGACGCCTGAGGAACGATGCCATGCAGATGCACACCAGTACCGTCACCGAAGAGAATTTCCTGCTCTTCCGCATACTTCAGTCCGTAGCGCATCTCGGCATCAACGGTAGACTGCAGCTGCGCGAAGTCATCCAGGATCTGCTTTGATGCTTTGAACAGGTGGGCGATGGTACTGACGCCAGTGATTTTCGGCGTAAATTCAATTTCGCTGTATGGTTTCTGAGTATTCTCAGGAACCACCTTCGCGTTGTTGGTAAAGCCTGTCTGCTGCACCCAGAAAATAGCCGGGGAGGAAGTACGGCCTGGTGCAATAAGGTCACGGATGAACAGGCGCTGCTTCGGTGCCGTATCAATACCAGGCAGACGCTGAGGCTCCACCACACCATCAGGAACATCCGCAGAAGTCAAAGCAGCCTTCACAGGGATACTGATGCGTTTTCCACCTTCAACACCAGCAGCAAAGGTTTTCAGCGCTTCAGCACAGATCACCTGCTGCCCGACTGACTCGACAACATGCTTTGCGTTAGCAAGCGGCATCTGGGCAACGTGTTGCTCCAGTTCGCCCATTGCTGCCTTCAGCGTTTTTTCTGCTTCGCGCAGGGCGTTAAACTCAGAAGCCATTTTATCAACGGCTGCCTTCGTTTCTTCTGATAGCTTGCCGGATTTCTGCGCCTCTTTGACTGCTTCTTCTGCTTTCGCATTGAACTTGCCAGTTGCTTCTTCAATGCTGGCAGTGACTTTTTTCAGAATATCGTTTACTTCAGACATAAAAGGTCCTTATTTGACGAACGCTGCAAGGGCGTTTTCAAGTGAATTAATGGTTTCAGGTTTGATGTCTTCGGCAGCGCCCGGCGTACCGTCGTTGGTGGTGACAGCGCCAGGCATGCCACCGGATAAGGCTTTAATGAGTTTTCTGCGCTCTGAGCGCGGGGTGTTGGACTTGGCCAGCAATGCATCAAGTTTGCGAAGCGCAGCTGCAGGTGATTCGTCGCCATCGCTGACCGCATCAGCAGAAAGCAGGCTGTCTGCCAGCCCCTTCGCCACAGCATCACTGCCACCGATATAACTTTCGGCGTCCATCAGTTTCTGAACGACAGCCATATCAAGTCCGGAACGAGCCGCGTAAATATCAGCCATTGCGGTATCGAATGGCTCCAGTGACTGTGCCAGCTCAGCAAAGTCATGGCGGTTTCCCATTGCGTATACCCAGCAATTGTGAATCATCAGGAAGGCACCTCGGCCAATCTGAATATCATCCCCGGCCATCGCAATTATCGAGGCAGCACTGGCGGCAATGCCCAGTACCTTCACCGTTACACGGCCTTCGTATTCGCGGAGAAGGTTATAAATAGCCAGACCTTCAAACATGTCACCACCAGGTGAATTGATATTCACCGTAACGTCGGCGCCGTTCATCGCCCGAAGCGCACCGGCAATGCGTTTGGCTGTTACCCCTTCTCCCCAGTAGTCCTGCCCGATAACATCAAAAACAGAAATACTGTTATCGTCAGTGGCCGCCGCTTTTATCCCGCCGTCCCAGCGGTCCAGTGCTGACGGTAATGTTTCACAGGTAATGCGCGCGCAGGGGCGACCCGCCGGCGCTACCGGAAGTTGTTTCTTGCTCATCAGGAAAGTGCTCCTAAGCGGCTTGTTTCAGCGGAGATTGTTCAAAGGAAATATCGGGAAACACGTGGTTGTGCAGCTCTCGCAGAGCCAGCGCCTGAACAGCAGGGTTGCTGCTTTCAAGATTTTTCAGTTGCGTCAGGTTGAGCTGAACGGTGTAAATATCGCCCCCTTCAATCGGCGGCATGTTCTCAAGACGGCGAACATCATTGCGTGACATCCAGCCGTTCTGCAGTGCGCTGGTATAGTAAGCAGCACGCCCCGCGCTGTCGGCGCGTAGCAGCCCTTCCACTGAGAACTCCGCGAACACCTCATCATCGCTGTCCAGCAGGCAGCGTCCTATCTCCTGCTCGATATTGACCAGAAGCGGGCGAAGGGTGTGCGTCAGAAACAGAAGGTTCATCCCTTCCAGGCTTGACGCCCAACTGCTTTGCTTCGTGGTATGTCCGACCATATAGGGAGGTACGCGAAACCAGCGGCAAATCTCTTCAATACTGAAAGAGCGACTTTCCAACATCTGAGCATCTTCCGGATTCATCGTGACGCCCTGATACTTTAACCCGCCTTCAAGTACCATTATCTTCCCGGCATTTTTTGAGCCGGTAAATGCAGCCATGTAGCCACGAAGCCTTTCACGTTGGTCATCATTCAACGCATTATCAGACGAGAGAAAACCAGAACTCTGAAGACCTTGTTCAAATATCTTTGCGGCAGACTCTTCAACCGCCATCGCTGCGCCAATAACATCCCGGCCAGTCTTCATAGGCATCATGCCGCAAACACCATCCAGACCGAAACCGCGAATGTGCATGATGTTTTTTACCGGAATCACTCGCTCTCTTCCGTTTTCAGTGTATTTGTATTCCAGCGCCCCGGTTTCAAGGCGTTTAACCACCATGTTTTGCGGCAGCAAGGGCACCAGAGAAACCAGGCGATTTGCGATGAATTTCTTCTCAATGAAGGCGTTCCCGCGCAGGCAAATACTGGCGACTACCATCAACATAAAGCGTGACGGTGTCATTTCTGAATTGGGTCGGCGGCACAGTATCGAATAGGCAGGGTGATCTGTTGCTGGTTTCCGTGAACCATCAGGCTGCCTAACGTATATCTTCAGCGGAAGGGTTGAAATAGACTCGCTTAACAGCCTTACGCATGCCCACACAGCTGATAGCTGGATGGCTTTATCGGCTGTTACCACCTTTCCGCTGCTGCTGGTACCAAACCACTCCTCCCAGAACGTGCCAGTGGTGAGGCTGATAGGCACACCGAGCCAGTTAAGCAGAGCGCTTTTCACCCTGCCTGGCTGTTTGTTTTTTTTCATCAGAAACCTACCATGATGGGATTATTGAAGAATCCGGAAAGATCCTGCTGGTCATTGCCACCGTTAACCAGAACGCGGCTCATTGCTGTGAACAATGCCGCCGGGCCATCAATCTTGGCCTCTGGTGTGGATTTATTCGGGAAAATGTTCTCGTTCCGGTCAGGTTTTACGGTTACGTTGGACATCATCCAGTTCATTACCGGGTGATCGCTGTGATGGAAGCGGCCACCGTATACCAGCGCTTCGACCTCTTTCATCGCCTCAGAGAAATTGCGAACCGTCTGCGGTACTTCCACCAGCGGCAGCCCTTCTTCTGCCAGCGCAAGGCTGAACTGCGTCGCACTCCAGGGGTCGAAGCCAATTTCTTTCAGACTCTCGCCGGCAACCCATACCTGCAACTCTTCCTTAATCTGAGCATGGTCGATTACATCCCCGTCGGTAAGGATCAGCTTGTCCATCTCGGCCCACTTACGATAGAGCTCTGCCATCTGGCGTGAACACTTCTCAAGGCGCCCCTCCGGGAGCCAGAATTTAAAATCTGCATGAACGTGACCACCTGGCGCGCGCCAGACTTTAGCGGCCGCACAGATATCAATTTTGTTTGAAAGGTCAACGCCCACCCAGGAGGGATAGGTTTTAAGTTCATGCTGCGGAGCTATAAACTCGCATTTCTCCCATTTCATCATGTCCATCCAGGCCGACTCAGCAGTAACCCAGATATTCATGTGTTTGGTGAAAAAGTTAATCCTGGCCGAAACCTGCTCTTTCGCCTTTTTAGCCAGGCGGCGCAGGTCATCCCAGCGCTTACAGATACCCAGCCCCGGATTCGCCTTCTGCCAGACTTTTTCATCAAAGGGATCGTCACCTTCGTCTAAGGTGTAGATGATGGCAAAAAACGTATCGTCTTTAACCAGGCCGCGCAGCACCTTGATGGCGTAATCGCGCAGTTCATAGCAGATGCCTTCTTTGTTAAAGCCGGCTGTGGTGATACCAAAAAGCAGTGATTGCAGGCGCGCGCCGGTGGCCGTCTCCAGAACGTCCCAGACGTCACGGGTTTTATGAGCATGCAGCTCGTCGACGATGGCGCAGTGTATGTTCAGGCCGTCGAGGTTGTTCGCATCTGATGATAAAGGCTCGAATTTGGAGGCCGTTTGCTCCTGGTAGATAGCGAGCTTGTTGAATTCGAAGATCCGCCCAAGAGTGGCTTTAGCCTTCTTGACCATATTTTTCGCGTCTTCAAAAACAATTCTCGCCTGGTCACGGGTAGTTGCAGCGGAATAAACCTCCGCCCCGCCCTCGCCGTCAGCGCCAGCCATATAGAGACCCACACCGGAGCAAAGTGTTGATTTTGCATTTTTACGGGCCACCTCAACATCTGCTGTACGGAAACGCCGAACCATCACCGGCCGACCGCTGCCGTCGTTACGCAGGACGGTTTCCCCCGTTTCTTCGTTAACCAGCGGGATAACAAAACCAAAAATATTAATCAGGATGAAAACATGCCAGTCCATCAGCTCAATAGGCTGGCCAGCCAGCGCGCCTTTGACGTGAGGAACAAAATTATAGAAATTCAGAATGTGCTGCGCGCGCGGCTCACTGAAGAAAATACCACGCTCTTCGCCTTGTGCCAGATCATCCAGAAAACGCTGGCAGGCAAGGCGCACATATTCACAGGCAATAATTTCCCCCGCCACCACCCTCTCGGCGTAGCGGATGCCATCTGCAACCTTAGCCATTAATCCCTCGCTTTCATAAACTCGGCCAGCGGGTCAACCGCATCAGGACCTTTTGCATTCACCTTAGAGCGGCTGGCTGGTGTCATGCCAAATTCACCGAGCATAGCGCGCAGACGCTTCCAGGCATCAGCTTTCATGATGGCTGCCGGGTGAGCTTTGATCATCACATCACCGCTCTGCGTTTCGGTCCGGTAGGTGTATCCCTCAATTTCGAGCGTGTCGCAGTGGTGCCTGTATTCGGTATATGCCTCAACCAGCAACTCAAGAGCTCTGGCATCCAGTTGAGACATCACACCAATCGCATCTAGCTCTTCAGCCATCCGCTTGAACCAGTACTTCCCCTGTTTGTCGAAATGCTTCGGCGTTGGGGGTACCCCTGCAGCGGGTTTTGGTTCGTTCTCATTGATCGGGCGTTTTGATGGGTTACCCCTCACCAAACGTAGATGTGTCGGGGTTTTCGGTGGTCCAGACATAATCGAAAACTCCTATTGATCATCGAATGGGGGACCCCATAAAAAAGTTTTCTAACCTGCGGCGATGTGAAAAAAGGTTAGGCGGCGGTCCTTTGGCGCGTCGTTCCTGAACTTTCAACCCTCCCTCCCCTCTGGTCGACTCAAATGATAATTGATATCATTTGAGTCTTTCGACCGCTGTCTTCGCCCTGTGGCAAGGCTTGCAGAGGCTTTCGAGGTTGGAAAGGTCATCGGTCCCCCCATTTGCTTTGGCGGTGATGTGGTCCACCGTCTCAGCGGGTGTATACCTTCCATTTCGCAGGCATTCCTGACAAAGGTGTTTATCTCTGTCGAGAACCATTGGGCGTAGCCTGTCCCATTTACTGCCATAGCCTCGCTGGTGCCTGCTTTGCCCTCTCTGATGCTGCTGCCAGCCTTCGTTAAGGTGCTTAGGGCAATAGCCTGAGCGGTCAGTGGTTGTGCCAGGGCAGCCACGCTTGCGGCAGGCTCTCGGTATTAACGCAGGCATCAGGCTAACCTCCATGCTCTGCGCCGTTCTGTGCGTGGCGCTGAGTCGGGGTGATGCTCTACCGGTTCACCGTCGGCATGGTCCACAAGCGACCAGCAGGGATAGACGACAACACCACCATAAGCATCGCCCACGGCATAATCGGCAGGCTTACTGCAGTCCCATTGAGACAGCACACGGCTGATACTTTGAGGCGGTATGCTGTAGCACACGCCATGTATCAGGCGTTGCAGCATAATGAAGTCAGACCTCACCGTATCCGCATTAATCAGGCGTTCAGCTATCTGCATTTGGTATTGCGGTGGCCGCCCGGTGCCCATCACCCACCGCGGCGCCAGTTTGCTCTTTCTTCCAGAAGCGATAACTCTCGATGCGGTAATAAAGACGGATAATGCCGTGAGCGAACGACATTACATCAGCGCGTGAACCACCCAGAAGGCCAGCATTAAGCATTACATCGTTGCGGTGCGCGTCGATGAACTCCTGATAGATACGCTCTGGATGATTCTGCTTTGCCCAGATGTCGGCATAGGTCTTAGGTTCTGAACCAACATAGACCTTACCGGGAAGCATTTCTTCCCACGGCGCGCGGAGCATTTCGACATCGGTACCATCCGTACACCAGACGAACCGATATTCAGGATGCTCACGAAGGTGCTGCCAGATGTGCAGCCAGCGCCGGAAGTAGACGTTCATCTTGACGTCGGTAACGTGGTACAACTCTATGCCTGCCGGTGCTGTTTGCAGTTCATCCACCAGCGCGATACCGACACACTGTCGAAGCGAGGAAGCCAACTTGTTCAGCATGTCAGGCGATGCCGACATTTTCGATCCGCGCTGCGGGTCAGGCTGGCTGGTAAGCAACGTTGTGATTACAACGTCACTCTGCCGCCGGTACTCAACATAACCAGTAAAGCCGGTATCACGCCGCTCGTTGTGGATCTTCACATTTTGTTCTACCAGCGCCACACGGTCAGGCTTTGGTACTGACCGCTCTACCGCCTCATGCTCATCGAGAGAATGAATCAGTTTTTCGGAGCCAGTTACATCGGCATAAGCCCACGTCGTCAACCCGGCGTTATGAATGCGCAGGGCAAGGTCGCTGTGTTCGTACATACCGCGGCCGTATACAGGATCGAATCCATTAACCTTCTCGATAGCGCTGCGGTGGTAATAAAGCATGACTCCACGCTGCCCGGTATAGGCAATGTGCTTATTATCACGGAACAACTCCGCCATATCGTTCAGCTTATTTCGACCAGCCAGATCGAGAAACTGGTATGCCAGGTGCGGCTCTGGTGATTCGATGTAGGGAAGATGCCAGCCATGAGCGATAGGCCAGGCGTCATCGTCCCACAGGAAAAGATGCTCACACCCGGAATCCATCAGCGCAGATAAGCTGGCGTTCTTCGAGGCAACAATGCCCAGAGATGTTTCATGCCGGAGCAGCTGCACACCATCGGGGACTACTGCAGCAGGTTTGGAACCATCATCGATGACAACCACCAGCGCGCCGGCGGGCAGATGTTTAATGTGCTGCTCAATGGCGCGCTTTAAAACGTCTGGCCGGTTGTGGGTAGTAATGGCAATGCCAATCCGTGACGCTGAAGCGCTGGCAGGCACAAACGGGACACCATCAATAGTGACCTGCATAATTTCTCCATCGGGGATTATTGGCGCTTAATGGTGACTTTTCCGTAAAGCGCCTGTCGCTTCACTTCACCGTATTCTGCCGTAATGTATCCGCGATCATTCAGCACGGCAGCAATCACCTCGCCTTTTTCATCATCAGCAGTGAATACGTGCTTAACTTCAACGCCATCGATATAGACTTTATATCGTTCCTGAGCGAGATTAATTTTCCGCCCCGGATCGTCATCTAAGACAGTAATTCGCATATGAGCCTCATTTCTTCACGCAGATTGCTTGCGTATTCGTAGAGCGGGCAGTTTCAAACTTTTTAAGGAATTCAGCCTTAGCTGCCTCACATGTTTCCCGCGATGAAAACTCCTGTGAACGGATGCTGGCGAAATCGTTATCCGCCCATGCTGATGCATACAGCGAAAAAATCAGGATAAAAGTACTCATGGTTGTTCCTTTTAGGCGTGAGCCTGTCGCACGGCAAAGCCGCCGAGAGATAACGGTTTACCCAGGCTCACTACTGAAAGACTCTCTTTGATGTGAGCGTGCGATGCGCATGAAATTCCGGTCCGGATACATGTGTTTTTATCAGGATATCCAAACCAATTTGCTTGCCTTATTTTGGTCTTCACCGAAGTAAATCCGTTCAATGGAGATGTGAGCAATGAGTCTAGAAAAATTATTAATCAAAGACAGGAAGTGCGGTACCTGTTCTGTTTGTTGCCATTCGTTACGAATCGAGCAACCTAATCTTAAGAAGCTCGCCGATGTGCCATGCCAGTACCTTAGACCACAAGGAGGATGCTCGATTTATAATGCACGGCCAGATGTATGCCGTACCTGGTATTGCGGATGGCGAATAATGGATGTTGGCCCAGAAATGAGACCCGACCGGAGTGGGGTTCTGATCCGTTTCGATGGCTCCGCACTCTGTTTTCAACCCGTAGATAAAGATCGTGTATCGTCTTTGCTCGATTCAGAGCCGCTGCGCGTTTTAGGTGCCTCCATAGCCAATGGAATGAAGGTTGAAATATCAGTCCCCACGAAGGAAGGGTATTGCTCAGCCAATTTGGACGTTACTGAACTTATGTCAGAGGTCGTTAAAAGTAGAGAGTATGAAAAAATGCGGTCCGCACTGCTTGCGGCTATCCAGTTTGCGTCACATTCAAAGACAGACCCTGTAGAACCACTGGAGTGATTAGTCGAGTCGGAGCCCCCTCCGACTCTTTAAAATGGTACTTCTTACAATGCTTAAATTTTTCTAGTAGGCTGACTTCCTCATTATTAATCGACACCATTAATGATTTATCAGATCGAACAGTTATTTTTTTCATTGCATGGTTTTCTCTAAATTACTGAGTCCAGCTAGCCTCTTCTGATTTGCAGTTCGCCTGCCACGCTCTGTTGTGAGCCAGAATGTCCCGCTTCGTCTGACGGTCCATCACGTCAATATCGTGGTCGGTCAGGTAGATGACCCTCACCCAGCTGCAGGCCGTATCAACGACTACCGGGGCGGGTAAATCTTTCGCGCAGCTCGCGATCAACATAGTCATCGCCCATACGCTTAACGTCTTCCTGTACATCACAGGCCCCTTTCGTGACTTCAGCACGGCGTTCTGCCGCGGCGACAGTAGCAGCGGCGTTTTCTTCGGTACGCTGCTGTTCGGCTTTGGCTTCCGCCTTACTTGTTCCGCGAGCATGACCGATGCCAAACGCGCCAGCGATAGCGCTCAGGATAACGACCACCAGCCCCGCGAAAGCTTCGATTCCCATAATCACACCACCAGTACCGATTTTGCTTTCAGGAAGCGGGCGCGCCGGTTATTAATCCCGTTTTGTCCGCCGTTGATAATCTGCGTGATCCGGACAAGATCACCCGGATATTTCAAGCAACCTTTTGAGACATAGAACCACGCTGCACTACGGGCCGCATACGAGGACTGCTCCAGTAATTCTGGCTGTGCCACCAGATCAACCTTCAAACCGCTGCCGCAGTCCCTGTAATTAGAAAGTCCGGTTATTTGAATAAGTCCGCGCCCTCGATAAACCCAGCCATCAGTTGCCCTGTTGTTACCCAACCGCTTGCTATAGACAATGTTGGCGATAGCCCGCTGGCGCTCCAGAGGTAACACAGTTTCCGACTGGCTGCGCCCGAGGGAGTTGGCCTGATCCTGCGTTAACCTGCCGTAACGAACAAAATCAGCAAGCCCGGCGATGCTGTAGTTGAAATTCTCCACTACCCTGTTAAACCCGAGGCTTTCATGGCCGCACTGAGCAATGAACATTGCCTGGTCGATAGCGGTAGTGATGCCAAACTCTTTCATCGCGGCTGTAATATGCGGAAACCAGCGCGCAGCTAACCCGGCGCTGATACCAGCCGCCTTCTGGAATTGTGTTTGATTCATTAGTGCCTCAGTGCATCAACCAGACGCGCTATATTCCCCCTGAACCAGAGAACCGCGCCGCAGATAAGAATGTTTGCCAGTACCACCAGCCAGTGGGATGACTCGTACAAGCCAAACAGGAAACGGAAAGGGATGCTGGCATAAACCAGCACAGTGAAGTAAGCCATCAGCGATATCATGGGGCGGTGTCTTGACCCGTCGCGCCGATAGAACATCAACGCCCCAACAATTACAGCGCATATCACCGCATTGACGATTGCGCTCGGATCACTTGTTACCATTGCTTGTCCCTCCTCCACGTAAGCGAGAGAGAATCCCAAACAGGCTACCCAGATCCTGACTGTTAACGAACGTCAGCAATTTAATGGCTATGGCTGCAACGATTACAGCACCGAGTGCATCAAGCGGCCTGTCACTGTACCCCGTCCACTTTGAGAAGTAAGACCCCAGCAGAGGAGCACCAATCACACCGAAGATGAATGAAGTTATGAAGTAGCCCACCAGCTTTAGGCGGCTGATATTTACTGCCGTAGCGACATAGAACACTGCCCCAGCGAACGCACCAAATACCACGCCATAATCAATGCCAGTTGCAAGGCCGAACATACTGGCCCCCATCAGCCCGCCAGCAGCTACCGTTGTGCCAGAAACAGGATCGGACATTTAGCCCCCTCTTATTGCTGTGAGTCCTCTCAGAATTGAGGGGAAAAAGAAAAGGCCGCGCATAAGCGCAGCCTCAAATGATTTGTACCTCAGCTTTCCGAGGCGCCTTATTCATGGCGAAAAAAAGCCCGCTCAGAGGAACGGGCAGAAATGTAGGCAATACTGATTCTGTACCGGATCGAGACGCACCTAATAGTCCGAGCTACCGATTTACCAGGAGAGCGCTCATTTTTCCGTTACTACCTTTTAAACATAGCTGGAGAAGCCGAAACGACAACCCCACTACCAAATAGCTTAGTGGCATTGCGTGGTGCCGGGTGCCTCCCGGTGAGCATGCCCCAGTCGGCATGGCCCGCGCTGCATTTACAGGTTCTGTAACTGACTGGTCGCCCCTCCGCATAGGGGGATTCACCACACCAGAAATTTAACATTCAGTCTTTCAGGTTTCAATACTCTGCTTGTCTGAGGTATCGCCCAGCCTGATGTTATCAGCGTGTAGCGGCTTGTTTTTCTCTTTGATAAAATTGATTCGCAAATGATTAAAACATCAACTGGTGAAAATATGAGTAAGTACTCAGACCTTTTACAGGTAATCAAGTCACGGGTTTGCCAAAATAACAACTTCCCCCAAACAGTACTGGCAGACTCACACAGTTACAGAGCCAGGCAGGTTTGGTATCGAATAGGACAAATATTCACTCTTGAATGTATTCTCGATGAGTACAGGAAACATTTTTCATCGGATTATTATTATCTTGATAACGATAAGGCTCTTCATCACCTTATCTTCGAAATGACCAAGTGGAAACCTGAAGAGATTAGAAGACTCTCGCTAAACGACTGTCTCTTTATCATTGCCAGTCAACTAAAGCCCAGTTATATGTCAGAAGATGCTGCCGCTGTCCTGGCGTCACTCAATCTGCCGACTGGCCACTATCCTGTTGAGGATTTTCCACAAGAGGACTGGGATCCCAGGGAAAACTCAGCATTCCTTCAAAGCTACCAGTAGCGACTCGCCCAATCTCCGCAGAGATCTGACTCAGCCGCTCCTCAAGAGCGGCTTTTTCTGCTATCAGACGGTTGAAGTGGGCAAGATAGATTTTCTGTTGCCCAAGCCAGTCTTCAAGCTGTTGAGTGGTCATGCCCGGGTTAAAAAAATATGGTTGCTGCATAGCTTCCCCTAGATAAGTTACGCATTGTGATCGGGATTCGCTTCAGACGCTGGCCCCTCTGCCATTCTGGTGCTGGTTGACGGAATCGAACCGCCGACATCCTGCTTACAAGGCAGGCGCTCTACCTTCTGAGCTAAACCAGCAATCTGGTTCAGGGCTCTGCGCAGAGGGCTTTAACGTATCGTGCAGCACGTCTCTACCCAAGAGCCCTGACCAGAGTGCAGAAATGACAAAGCCCAAGGGGGTTAGCCTTGGGCCTTTAATTTATTTCATGCTGCTCAGTTCGCTTTAACGTCCCGAGCCTATCACAATTCAAGCAGTTTCTGGCTCACTTTGCAAGTAAAATCTGTCGCCATTTGTGCCGAATGCGTCACACATTGGTGCGTACAGCATCGATTCTGCCAAACTAAGCCACGTATCAACTCTGCGTCTACAGGTCATAAAGCACCAGTCGGGATGCTTTTCATAGAGCTCTTCCGCTATGCGGCGTTTGCTCTTCCGTAACCGGTAATGCTCCACCAGCAGGTGATACAGCTCTTTGTGACCACCTGTAATAAGGACTGCCCCCAGTACCTTATCAATCAGCAGTCCTTCATCGTCTGTACAGAAGGCCAGGCCGCTTTTGTTTTTCCCCGCGAGTATTTCACGAAAAAACGCCTCAAGCTCTGGCTTCGAGATGCCAGACTTCTTCATCCGACGTAATGCTTCGTTGATGGCTGTTTTAGTGACTTTCCCGGAAGCCAGTAACTGGTTAAACATATTGCCTCCACTACCGCCGCCGATGTAAGACCAGCGGCCCCACATGCGCAGCTTCCCTTGAATCCAGATGGCCTCCAGCGTTTTCAGCCTGACCATTTCACCAGCTTTTCCAACCTCGGACGGGTTAATCATTATGCGTTCTCCACTATGCCAGCACGCCAATTGCCAGCGAACGATCCAGAAATCGAAACAGCAGCTCCAGTTGTGAGCTGTGCTTCTCCTCAAATGCCACGGTGTCAGCGTGCAACTCGTCGTGATGCGCTCTGCAAAGCGGCAACACAAACAGGTCATGCGCTTTTGTTCCCATTCCACCTTGTCCGTGGCCTATCAGGTGATGGGGATCATCTGCTTGTTTGTTACAGCAGACACACTGCTGGGACTTAACCCAGCGCGTCCAGCTCTCGTTTACCCAGCGGCGGCGCTTTGGTCGCAGCATGAATGATTCCGGCGTTTCAGGATCTACGCGAAGACCGAGAATCTTTTTCTGCACCACTTCGCTCGCCGCTGGCTCCGGCACAATATCGCTCTCCTTCATCACTGGTTGATGCTTTATATCCGGCAATCGCAGGGCTTTCCGGGCCAGCGATTCAGGGATGACGTGCGCCAGATTGTTTATCACCAGCCACCAGCACAACTCTGGGATCGTCAGTTGATGGTCTTCGTTGAACCCCAGCTGTGAGCGGATGACCGTTATCAGCCAGGATACCAGGTTCTCACGCGCAATGCCTGCCAGCGTCTCTGTGTACTGATCACGCACCAGGTTATCGCAGGCCCAGCAAAGGCGGATGCTGCCAGGCTCATGCCTAAACAGCGTAAAATTTTCGCTGTGCCACGAACCGTGCGGGTACTGGCATTCAAAACGACGCTCCAGCTCGGCCTCCAGCGAGCTGATACCACCCGCGCGCAGAATGACGTCTTTGTTTTCGAAGACTGGCTTCAAAACCGGGTCTTCTGCCAGTGGCTGCGTGGCGGGAGGGATGGCGCCGGTTGCGTAGTCGCTGTATTTTTCCGGTGCAGGCTCAATCAGTACCCGCCCTCTCCTGAACATCGGCATGAGATCAGCACCTGGGCGAAGAAGAACAACGCCCATGCGTGGGGCAATCTCAGGGGTTAGTAGTGCTCTCATATCATCTCCACGTCAGGCAGCTGCACGAAAACGACGGATGGTGATTTCTACTTTCCCTTTCTTCACGATGTTCCCCCACTCCACCAGCATGCGCTTAACCTGACTGTCGTCTTCCCAGACGCCTGTTAGAGTCAGGGCATCGAACAGCGCTTTGTTGTAGTTATCGATATCCCGACGGCGCTGATCCGGCGGATACAACACTATGTGAACCTCGGCCAGATCTGAGGATGGCCGGGGAACGGCCCGCAGTTGCTCAATAATCGCCGCTCTCGCTGCCTGCTGGAACTTGCGCCCTGTCTCGCTTACCAGATGCCTGCCTTTCAGCGGTCCCTTGCTCGGGGCGCGCCAGTAACTATTTACGCTCGGTGGAAATGGTAAAGTCAGTTTCATTTAGCCCCCTTAAAGGATCGCTACAACGTCTTTTGCGACTTCCCGCGTACTGCTTTTGCAGGAGATCGAACGGCGCGCGTTGATGAATTGCAGGTTAAAACCATGCTCCCGGTACAGGTCGAGAACCTTCGGTGCAGATGAGTTAGAAATCACTACCCGAGCCCCACGGTGAAAGGCTGATACGCATTGCTTCGCCAGGTCTACCTGGTTCTCCCAGTTAAAACCACCAGCGGCGTAGGCGGTGAATCCGGTTGTTCCCGGCATCGGTTCGTAAGGCGGATCGCAGTAAACCACATCCCCTTTCCCGGCCAGGCTGATTGTCCGGCGGTAATCAGCCGTCATGAATACGCAGTTATGCGCCATAGCCGCGAAGGCTTTCATCTCATCCATCGGGTAATACGGAGCCTTGTAGCCTCCCCAGCCCACATTGAACTTGTTCGCCTGGTTGTAGCGCATCAGACCATTGAAGCAATGCCGGTTGAGATACAGGAATGCAGCTGCGCGTTCAGTAGCATCCAGCGTCTGAGAGTTGAACTCGGAACGGATCAGCTCATAACCATCTGGTGACCGCATGTGCTCGAACATCCAGCGGGCCTTCAATTCCACTTCATCCGGCACGACCGCTAACATCTGATACAGATTAATCAGGTCCGGGTTAACGTCCGCCAGCAGATAATCTGCGTGCTTATCGCTGTTCAGGAATACCGACCCACCGCCTACGAATGGCTCTATCAGGCGTTTCCCTGCGGGGATATGCACGAACAGATCAGCCAGCTGGGTATACTTTCCACCAGCCCATTTCAAAAATGGCTTACTCATGAGCGGAACCCCGCTGGCACAGAATAATCCACGTCGGAATAACTGGACTTGAACGCCGTGTCTTGTTTAACCCACTTGCCGCTAGTCCAGGCTGGGCGTCCGGCGGCCTCCCATTTTTTGGCCTTGTCGAAATACTCGACGCAGTTCTCGGGAGCAAACAGCGTTTTGGGCCGCAGATAGTCGCTCATCTTCGGATCCTGAGCCCATTTCGCGTTCAGGTAGTCAACCACCAGCATCAGGTCTTCAGGGCTGTAATCTTCAGCCAGGCGTCCCCGGATATAACCCAGCGTCGTTTTGGTTCGTCCCCCCTTGCCATAGGTCGAGTTGGTTACCCGATTGAAATGATCCAGAACGAGATCTGCCGGATCGGTCTGGTCTGGTTGCAGCGCAACCGGACAAGAGTCTTTACCTGTAATCTCTGTAGTACTCTCTGTTGTATTCTCTGTAAGATCATCGTGCCAATTTGACCTGATGACAGCGGTTCGTTTTGACCCGGTGGAGCGTTTCACAATGACCTCTTCCATCGTGTCATTTTGACCTGATGGAACGGCGCATTTTGACTTCTTCGATTTGGTCACTTTGACCTCATCTAAAAGCTCGCTCTCGTAGTTGATCGTGTAGTAGTTCGTCATGTCGCGCTGGGACTTGTTCAGTTGCTCAACTTTAAGCACGCCCAGGCTCTTCAGCCGTCTGAAGGTGCGCTTCAGAGTGGATTTAGACCAGAACGGGAATTGCTCCAGCCATTGCTCTGTTGTGTTGTAGATCCAGCGTACGCCGTCACGCTCCAGCCCTGAGTTAGTCTCCTGCAGCCAGTAGTTAAGCTGCTGCAGCGCAATGGCTTCATTCAGGCCGATGCTATACGCAAGGTCAGGATTGATGACTATCGGCCTTGATGGCATTAACAGGCTCATAAGACCCCTCTATTTCCCTGAATTTTCGTCTGAACTGCTCGAGGGGGCTAAAGCATTCATGCTCGTACCCTTCACGCAGGTATATAACGCGCTGTGTCTGGGGCTCCCAGCGTATGACCCTGACCGGGACACCGTAGTGATCTCTGAACCATCGGTTGAGCTCTCGCATACTTTCTCCGCCTGGCCGTTAAAGTCCCCTACCACCCACTGAGCAAACTGGTAGCAGACAGGTTCGAACCCGCCTGGTACTCTTACCCCATACACGAACTGCACCGGTCCTGCTCCACCAGGAACTGGCCGCGCTACAAGTTGCGACCTGCGGTATTGTGTTGATAAACTGTTCATGCGTTAGTAATCTCCACTGATAACGACACGCCACGACGCCAGGAGCTGCAACTCGCTGGCGTCACTTCTTTTTGCGTGAAAAAAGCGTGATGATTGCGGCAATCTCTTCTTCACGAGCTGCCAGGTGGCGGCGGTGATGCACCATGATTTCTTCGGCCTCATGCCTTTCAATAACGCCATCTTCAAGCGCCTGTTCGATAATCTGATCAACCTGCCCCCTGGCGGCAGAAGTACGCATTGCCCGGCTGAACAAGTCCACGCGATCCAGTTCTTCCAGGTGCGGAACATCCACCAGCAGAGCACCACGACGGCGGGCAAAATATTCAGCCAGGTGAGATGTATTCGAGATGTCCTCCATCGCTTCCAGTTCGCTGACTTCGAAGAAACGACAGCCGTTTTTCTCGTAGAGGTTGTTGTTGAACTGCGTCACCGTCATTCCCAGTGCGCCAGCCATTGCTTCGCGCCCACCTGGATATGCTTTGCACATAGATTTCACGACTTCTTTGAGGTTCATACCTACTCCTTTCAAACTCGGGTGGTAGTTACAAATTTGATGCAGTGACATTAAGCTTTCGCATTGCTGTACCTCTTAAATAGGCCCAGTCAATGTCAGGACGAAGCTCTTCGCAGGTGACAGCACCACCAGTGGCTTTTTCAATCTCAGGGCATCGTTCCGCAGGTATTTGCCTAATGCCCGTTGTCCATTGATTCACTGTTGGTGATGAGATGCCTAGATTCCTTGACAAAGCGGCTTGTCCCCCAACAATGCGGCAGGCTTCACTGATTGCTTCAAGGCTACTTCTCATAAACGGATTCCTATGATTTCCACACAAGCAGATATTAGGCTAAGCCTAATAAACAATCAATAGGAATTGCCTAAGCTAAAGGTTATGAGGATTATTAGGCAATGCTTAGTGGTAAAGAATTGGGCCGAGCGATCGAGCAGGCCATAGACAAGAAGCTTTCAATAGGTTCTGCCAAGAGTAAGGCGGAAATCGCACGTCATTTCAAAATAAAACCCCCATCAATCCATGACTGGATCAATAAAGGCTCCATATCGAAAGAGAAGCTACCAGAGCTTTGGAACTACTTTTCTGATGTTGTGGGCCCCGAGCACTGGGGACTAAAAGGATACCCGCTAACTGATACATGTGAGCCCGCAACAGATCCCATAGTTAAAAATGGTTCTATTGACGAACTCTATAATAAGGCTTCGAGAGAGAAAAAGGCTATCATTGATTTTGTCCTCTTAGAGCAAGGACAGCGTATACCTGGCTGGGTAGATAGCGACGCTAAAGCATATTTAGACTCACTAGAGATGAAGATAAGGAGATGGGCAGAGCAGGAGGAAGATGGAAAAAAACAAACGAAAGCCAGAGCTTAAGCTTATATGGTCTAACGGACAATATCTCTAAGCTCCATACATGTTAAAAGCTCTGAGATTGATTCACTTGCATAACTCAATCCCTGTGGGGGATTGGCTTGTATGAAGCCCATCCGGGGATTGTGACTTGCTTTGATTTAACAGCAGGTTTTCACTTTGCATGGAGGATGCATGGAAAACTTCAAAGTACGTCTTAAAAATCACATTGAACATGTTAAAAATGTTAGAGAACACTGCACAACGGAAGAGACAACCAAGCAGGCTTTGATACTTCCTTTCTTGGACATCCTAGGCTTTAACGCATATGATCCGCAAAAAGTCAAAGCTGAATATGGTGCGGACTTCCCTGGTGTGAAAGTGGGTGAGCGTGTGGATTATGCTCTATTCTGCCAAGGTGTTCCCGTTATGTTTATTGAGGCCAAAGGTTGTAAAGAAAAAATGGACAACCATTGCCCTCAATTATCTAGGTATTTTAATTCTACTCCTGAGGTGACAATATCAGCAATTACTAATGGCATTGAATGGCGTTTTTTTACGGATCTCAATGAGAAAAACATAATGGATTCAACGCCATTTTTACGAATCATGATGGATGACATTAAAGATTCTGATGCTGAGCAATTATTTAGATTCCGGCATGACAAATTCAAACCAGAGGCCTTAAGAACACTTGCAGAAGAGAGTGTATATATTTCTGCATTTGTTAAAGTTGTGAGTACAAGCCTTCGGGAAGTAGATCATGAATTTGTTAGATATGTTGCAGGACGAGCAAACATTGGTCGTCAATTGAATCAAAGGTTTATAGAAACAATAACTCCATTGGTTAGGCAGGCCGTAGAGAGGTCAGTAAGTGAAATGGTTGTTTCTGGTCTTTCATCAAGAACATCTATTCCTGAATTAGAATCCCCTGCTGATGTAACTGAAAATAATGTAATTGATGAGCGCGCAGATATTGTCGATGCAGAGAATCCCAACATAGTAACAACCTATAATGAAAGAATTTTATTTGAAAAAATCTGTTCTATTATAGGTCCTGCATACGAACTTCAAGCCAAAGACACAGAGTCATATTACTCTATTCTTTTCCAAGGAAAAACAAACCGCTGGCTGGTTCGCTATTATGACAAGAAGAACCGCTCAAACATACAGTTACCAATTGATATCAATGAAATAACAGGTAATGAAATTAAAAGAGCCGGACTTGAACATGATAACAATCGTATTTTCATTGAACATCCCGAGGATGTATTAAGGATTTCAGGTTTAATCCTTGATTCTTTACAATATGTACAGAATGATGAGAATTTCAGAAAGCGTCGTCCATAATCATAAAAACACTAGCTTTATTTTACACAAATCCCGCTAATGCGGGATTTTTTTTGACCGCCGACAAACATTAGGCTAAGCCTATTGACATATCATTAGGCAAAACCTAATATCAAGTGAGTCTGATGGACTATGTCATCTTGGCGGCGCCATGCGCAAGCTAAGTGTTTCAGGCACGACGTGCGCCCCACCAGCGCGGCGAAAAGGTGTGACACCTCGGAAGAGACGAGGGCACAACCAAAAGAGCGCTGGCATGCAAAAAACATCTCGCAGCCGCTGCGGTACCAAAAGCCAGGATGGAACGGCAGAACGCGGTAGTGCTCTTTCTGTTGTGTGGGGATTACTAACCTGATGCCATTGCAGTGGCGGATCGAGGAAACGAAATGAACTTCTTTAAAAATGCTCTTATTTACCGGCTCTCTCGCGATATTACCATCGTGGAAGAACACACCATCGCGGATCTGGCAGACAAGCTTGAACCATTCCGTTTCTCTCCTTGCGGGAGTCAGGATATGGCTAAATCCGGTTGGGTATCTCCCCTTGGACAGTATTCTGACCAGCTATTTCATTTTGTTAGCGGTCAGCTTCTGCTCGTGATACGCCGGGAAGAGAAAATTATCCCACGCCCAACCATTACCGATGAGCTCAACAAGAAAATTTCTAAGCTTGAATCAGAACAGGCGCGACGTCTGAAAAAGACTGAAAAGGATGCTCTACGCGATGAGGTTTTACATAGCCTTCTCCCTAGGGCTTTCTCACGGAACATCATCACGCGAATCTGGGTGAATACCACCGATCACCTGGTCATAGTCGATGCCTCCAGTGCGCGCAGTGCTGAAGATGCCCTGGCACTCCTGCGCAAGACCCTGGGATCTCTTCCCGTCGTTCCTTTGACAATGGAAGAGCCTGTCGAGCTAACGATGACTGAATGGGTTCGTTCAGGCAGCGCGCCTAATGGTTTTAATCTGGGTGATGAAGCAGAGATTAAAGCTGTTTTGGAGGCCGGAGGTATTGGACGCTTCAAGAAACAAGACCTCGTAAGTGACGAAATTCATACCCACATCGAAGCTGGAAAGGTTGTCACTAAATTATACCTCGATTGGCAGGATCGTATTCGCTTTACCCTTTGTGACGACGTATCCATTAAGCGTATTAAATTCGCTGATGAGCTCGTATCTCAAAATGATGATATCGACCGTGAGGATGTAGCACAGCGGTTCGATGCTGATTTCATTCTCATGACAGGTGAAATGAGTACTCTGATTTCTGATTTGACCAACGCCCTCGGCGGCGAAGCTAAACGATAAATTAACCAAGCATCTAACCCATTCTCATGGGTTGGGTTGCTGCACCCTAAAACGCGTTGCAGCGCGTCAGTTGGAGAAGAAAAGATGGCTAAGACCGCAAAACAACTGATTAAACAGGCGTACGAAATAGCCAAAACTATGCCACCAGAACAGGCAGCAATCATCAGGGAACTGGCTACCGTCCTCGATGTGTCGAATGTAGCCCTGCGCCAGACACGCGCCGAACGTGACGCCCTTCTCGCAGAGGTGAAATCCTGGGCGAAAGAGTGTGATCGTCTGACCGAGCGACACACCAAGAAGCGCACAAATCTGCATGTCCTCGAAGCAATGCGCGACTTGAAAGCAATTTGCCCCACCAGCTTCCGTAACGTGGAGGCTCTCTGATGGCTAAGGACTCAAAGCTTGTATATGGCGCGAGTGGCAAAACGAACGTTTTGACGTTCGAACCTGAAAACCTGCACCTAGTTACCGACAAAACGCACCCGCTTTACGATGAGCGTATCCACCTGCCTATCAGCGAGGCAATGGTGCTGAACATCATGGACCAGGGCGTTCTTGAGCCGATTATCGTCTGGAAAGACCCGGAGACTGGGCTGTCTTGTGTAGTCGATGGTCGCCAGCGTGTGCGCCATACACTGGAAGCCAACAAGCGACTGTTGAAAGAGGGTAAAGAACCGTTACTGGTTCCAGCAGTCGCTAAACGTGGCTCCGCCGTTCGCATGGCGCAGGCGATGGTAAGTGCTAACGAAATCCGCCAGGCAGATACACCACTGGGCCGAGCAAAGAAAATGGCTGATGCGCTAGAGCGCGGGCACGACGAGGACGATTTATCGCTGATGTTTGGCGTGAGTGTCCAGACCGTACGCGCAACGCTGTCACTGCTGGATGCCACCCAGGCTGTTCGCGATGCAGTGGAGTCCGGAATTGTCACCGTTACTCAGGCGCGTCAGTTGGCATCGCTTAAACCCGAAGAGCAGCGGGAGAAGGTCTCTGAAATCGAAGCGGCAACTGCTGGCACAACCGGCCATGAAAAAGCCCGGCGACAGCGCCAGGTTCTTGGTGAAGCAAAGCCGCGTCTGAAAACCCGTAAAGAAATCACAAAGGCCCTTGAAGGTGCCAGCGGTGAATATGCCGAGGCTTTGCGCTGGGTGCTTGGGGAGGCGCAATGAGCTTTCAACCTACTAGTTACAGTCAGCGCGCCCTGCTCGGGTTCGCAGCTGTGATCGACATTGCCGGTTGGGTCACTGTTATCGTCGCAACCTGGGGGATCTGCATGGTCATTGAATGGGTGGCAGTATGATTCACTATCACGGAGGCCCAATCACTCCCGACACCTGCGCGCTGAAGGCATGGAAAGGTCGGCACGCCTTTATCTCTTTTGCGAACTCTGGTCAGTTACCGCTGGCCAGCGAGGTTACTCAGTCATTTGCCCTTGATAATGGCGCACTCCGTACAGCAGGCATCAAGGTAGAGGATGAGTGATGGCACTGACACACGATGAACTTTGCCAGATAGCCTGCCGTTTTCTGCAAAACAACGGTTTCAAGGTGGCCTTTCATGACCGGTTCCGAGCATGGACGCCATACGGTGAGCAGGCTGATGCAATCGGCTTTCGCAATGGGGCCAGTTGTTTGATTGAGGCTAAATGCTCTCGTTCTGACTTGTTGGCCGACCGCAAGAAGCCTTTCCGTGTTGAACCCGAGAAGGGCATGGGAGACTGGCGTTTCATGATTAGTGAGCCGGGTATCGTAAATATTGAGGATTTGCAGCCTGGCTGGGGATTGCTTCACGTGGTCAAAGGTCGGGTTAAGAAGGTTCACGGCTGGCCTGGAAACTGGGAGTGGGTTAACCGGGACAGCAAGCCATTTCAGGCTAACAAACAGGCGGAATGCGATTACATGTTTAGCGCGCTCCGTCGCATGGACTTACGCGGCCACCTCAAAGAAGTATACGACGGCGTGATAGTTAACCGGGCAGCAGAAGGAGCCAACCAATGACCAAATCAACCATAACCAGAGAGCAGTTACTCGAAATTATTGAAACCGATCACGTGCAGTGTGGTGAGGCATCGTATCTCGCCCGCATGGCGCTGGCCGCAATGGACAGTGATCCGGTGGCATGGCGACAACCTTTTACCGGCTTCTGCGTATCCTCTATTTTTTATCAAGACGGTTCATCGCCTCTCGATCATGGATATGAGCCGCTCTACGCCGCACCTCCAGAGCCGGTAGTGCCGGTAGTGCCGGTGAAAATACCGCGCAGTGTTTATCAGGTTATCTATCAGGAATGCGGCGGGTTCGTAGACTGCGATGCCAATGCTCAAACAATCTGGGACGCCTGCCGCGCAGCCATGCTCGCAGCCGCCCCGCAGGAGGTGAAAGGTGAATAAAGTCGAATTGCTTCAGAAGATATCGGCGCTCGCTACTGAATGCCACGCGCTGGCCTGTGAGCTTGATATTGGTGATGAGCGAACCGAAATGTTCGAAATCTACAGCGTGCTACACAACCTCGGTCGCCGCGGGTACGCCTGCCAGGTAGGGCGGCGAATGAATCCATTGCTCGCATCCTGCGATGACGACGATGATGAGGATGATGACTGATGCCAAGTAAATTAAAGCGCCGGCGATGGGGGCGTATGCGGGATGATTTAGCCTGGTATAAGGATGAAGCAAAGGACCTTCATTGCCGTCTTATGGAATTAGCCGATGAAGTTGCAAACCTTCGCAAACAGATTCTCCCAGAATCTAAAACGGTGATTGCCAAACTGAAGATGTACGAAACAGATAAGGATGATCGAGACCACCAGCTATGCAGAAGATGTAATGACGGGATTCGTGGTGGTTGCTCGTCATGTGCTTATAACGTTCGATAACCGGGTGCAGCCGGTATGTGGAGAAGAAATGTCACGTATGGTCTCTTTACTCGAATGGGCGAAAGATGAATTCGGCAGTGAAGCCCCTAGCGAGCGAGTATTAAAAAAATACGCTAAAGGTCAGATGATAGCGCCACCACCGATGAGAGTCGGACGGCGCTGGATGGTTGACAAAGAAGCTCGTTTTATAGGTGTAGTTGCTGAACCGCAACTTCCAATAAATGTTAACCCAAAACTGAGACGGATAATTAGCGATGGCAGCTAGACCGCGTACCCATAAAATCACTATTCCAAACCTATATTGCAAACTTGATAAACGTACCGGAAAGGTTTACTGGCAATACAAACACCCGATATCTGGTCGTTTTCACAGCCTCGGCACGGACGAAGCTGAAGCAAAGCAGGTGGCAAGTGAAGCAAATACTATTATTGCAGAGCAGCGCACCAGGCAGATCCTTGGTATTAACGAGCGCCTAGCTCGCATGAAAGGAAACCGCACGGATATTACAGTTTCTTCATGGCTCGACAAATATGAATTGGTGCAGGAGGAAAGATTGAAACACAACGAGCTGCGCCCTAACTCTTTTCGACAGAAAGCTAAACCAATCCGTCTTTTTCGGGAACATTGTGGAATGCAATATCTAAAAGATATAACAGCACTTGATATTTCCGAAATAACAGATGCTGTTAAGGCAGAGGGTCATAACAGGATGGCTCAAGTTGTACGCATGGTACTAATAGATGTTTTTAAGGAGGCTCAACATGCTGGTCACGTTCCGCCAGGATACAACCCAGCCCAAGCAACGAAACAGCCACGAAACAAGATAAGCAGACAAAGGCTATCTCTGGAGGAATGGAAGGCTATTTATACATCCGCCGAACAACAACAACCTTATTTACAATGTGGAATGTTGCTTGCCATTGTAACAGGGCAACGCCTCGGAGATATTTGCAATATGAAGTTTTCGGATGTATGGGATGATATGCTGCATATTGAGCAGGAGAAAACAGGAACCCGATTAGCCATTCCCCTTTCTCTCAGAAATGAAGCGTTAAATATTACTCTGAGTGATGTTATTTCAAAATGTAGAGATGCTGTGGTGAGTAAATACCTTGTTCATTTTCGCCATAGCACCTCACAGGCTAGTCGTGGTGACCAAGTGTCAGCCAAGACACTTACTTCAACGTTCAAGAAAGCACGGGATAAAAGCGGTCTAACCTGGGAAGAGGGAACAGCTCCGACTTTCCATGAACAGAGATCTCTTTCCGAGCGCTTGTATCGTGAGCAAGGGATAGACACCCAGAAACTATTGGGCCACAAAACAATGAAAATGACTGACAGATACAATGATGACCGCGGTAAAGAGTGGATCATTGTTGGTAAAAAAGCAGTATGA